AAACTGAGCTAGTAGATACAGTCGTGCTAGACATGTCAGTGCCTTCGGTGAGGTTAGCAGCAGCGATTGCTGGGTACTTAGGAACCTGAATGGTCTTGCCAGCGGTCGATTGGATGTTGTAGTTAGTCACAAGACCCATCATTAGTGATTGCTCTTCGGCAGTGAAACGCGCCTGAGCGACGATATTGACGAACAGGTCGTCGAGAGTGGTTGAAGTAGTTGCAGCCATGATAAATTGCCTTTAATTAAAATTAGTTTGTGGGTTGTGGTTACTTTCGTTTCAAAGCAGCAAATGCTTCTTTGCCGCCGTTCGACCAGTTTGCAACCATGTCTGCCACAGCAATAGGCTTCTGTGTCAAGCCGCCAGCGTTACCCATCGATCCTGTGCCACCTTGTGAGGCTTTGACCATGTGTGGGTTTACTGTCAAGAATTCAGTTACCATCTCATTGACGGATAACAAATCACCGCTGTCATTGTAGCGCGGCGTACCGTTAGCGTCCAGCACCTCTACTGTGCCGTCATCTGACAGTCTGGTCTGATCTTTTAGCAACATTGAAACTTGCGTTGGATTAACAGCGTTATTATTACCGGCGGCACCTAAGATCGCTCCATCTACTAGCGTCTGTTGCAGCTTGCTTTTGTAACTCTGAATCTCCATGTCTTTTTTCTCGACCGTTTGTTTCAAAATTTTATCAAACTCTCCGCGCTCTTTCTGTCGCTCTAGCTCTGCGGCTTCTTTCTTTGCCAGCAGATCTTTCGCTTCATCTATATCTACGCCTGACAGTCTTTTATCAAACTTACGCTGCTCTCTGGCGACACGATCCGCAACAATGCGGTCTAGTTCATCCTGAGTAAACGTTTTGCTTTCCTGAGTTTCTACTGCCGCAGTTTCAGTCTCTGCTTGGTTTTCCATGATTTCATCGCTCATGTGACGCACCTCTGAAAGAGTATTGTTGAATTATAAGTGTAGCATAATTGGTTACTTTTTAACCTTCTTCTTTTTTTTCTTAGGACGGCCAACTGTTGAACCGTATGTACCTTTACCTTGTGGCATATGTCACCTCGTTAAAAAACGCCTCTGAATCTATGACGGCAGTTATAGCCGCCCCGTACTACAAAAGGATCGCCACTAATCTTGCCTGCCCAACTGCCAGACCAAATTTCCTCGATCTCTTCTTTTGTATATTTTTTGCCTACGTGCTTTTCGCAGAAGTCCCTAGTGACTTCATCGTCAGGGCCATAATATTTAAACTCAGTCGCACCAGCATCAAGGGCTATTCTCGTATTGACTGCCGCATCAAACTGCATCAGGCCATCGTGCAATGCCTGCTTTGCGTACCTTCCTAAACTAGAATCGACAGACTGCTTGATAGTTGCCACACTCGCAGCAAACGATGTTCCTGTTAAAGTGCTTTCATATATCTCTTTTGATATCGAGTCTAGGAAGTTCTGACCCAGATCATCGAATCCCTGAAAGGTTAGCGACTGAAGTTGAGAGATGATGGCAGGGTCTAGCTTAGTTACATCGCCATAGGTTCCCAGCATAGCAACTATGTCATCAGCGACTCCAGCATACTCTCTCACTATTCGATCGACTGTAACCAAGTATTCTTGCTCAATTGCCTCGCGCAGTTCCACCCTAGCCTGTATTGCCCACTCTAGGTCAAACAGTTCACCATCACGCAACGGTGCAGTAGCCATCAGTTCAGCTATTCGGCTTTCTAGTTTCAGTAAAGCAGCGGACAAAAGTTCCTGATGTTTGTCCGCTTGTGCAATTACTGCCCTTAGCTGATCAACGTCTGCTGGCATTAGAACTGACCAACACCGTCAGAAGCATCAGAGCCTTCTTCCCTTGGCTCTATAAGGGTGTCTCCACCCTCTATGTCATCAAGGCCAATCTTCTCTCTAACCTCATTGGGCGTAACCACTCCAGCATCAATGTGATAGCTGTATATCTGAGTCTTGTCAGAGAAGTCGCCAAGGACAGATGCTTTATCTTCAATCTCTGCATGAGCTTTAGCTAACTGCTCATCATCAAGGATTAGGTCGCTGATCTTTTTGTCGATCTCCATAGCAAGGGTCGCAGACTTAACGCCTGTGGCTCTCATCTGCTGTAGGAATATCAACTCTTTATCGTAGTCGCGTAGGTCGAATGCGTCTGGGTAATATATTTCTACGTCGGGGCTGACATCTTGCCAATCGCAAAATAAAATCCATAATTGCTCTTCAGCAAGCTCGAGTAAATCCGCTTTTTCCGACAACTTTGCGTTAAGCATCTGAAACTCTGTCTGCATAGCCACGCCGCTCATAGTCATAGCTTGAGTGCCACGAACAGCACCCATGTGACTCATGCGATTGATTGACTCGACCTTATCGTTTATCGATGCACGGACAGCATCTAGGTTCTGGCCGCTTGGCTGTAGCTGAAATGGTTTAAGACTCGCATCCATATCATCGGGCATATTAATAATCGCGCCAGCGCCAGCGCTAGCATCAGTACCAAATGACTTAACAAGTGTCGGGTGGTTAGAAATACGAATAAGCTGCTCAATCTCTGATAGTTCCTGATAAATAGCTCTTTGCATATAGGATGCATCTGCTATGTCACTTAATCCTATGCCTCTGGTTATCGATCTTTGTGCAGGCAGGAATACCGCAGGGATACGACCAAGCACGTTTTCATCTACCTGAATCATTTTGTCTAAATCATTAAGCGAATGCCACTGCTCTACTCGGTCTTTGTACCAAACTCGGTAGTAGGTCTCAGTTGTCGTCTCATCAACACGGATAACACTTTCTCTCACCTTAAAATAGTCAAGCTCAAAGCGACCGCTGGGGGTGCGAGTATAGTTCCAGTCAAGAACATTTTCCGGCGTAAACATTGTTACGTAGGGTCTGATGTCTTGCTCTAGTTCTTCTGCCTTAGTTCCCGCTGTAGACTTAGGTTTATCCATCATTAGCCATACATGACCATAAACACTAGACCATATCTGAGCTTCACGCATAAACGCGTTAAAGCTGCGACCATCCAGATCACAGTCATTGAGAAACGGCTCAAGAGCTACGTTATTTGCTGCGCTGTTATATGCTCTAGTGGGTGATACGCGCCACAGGAAGCTGCTGTAGATGTGGACTATATTTTTACAGTGATTATCTAAAGGTGTGAGATCAAGTCTGCGGTCATAGTCATCTGTCGTTTCAGATATGTAGCGCGTTAAATATGCGCCATTAAAGTAATCTTCTCCACCCATATAACTGCGAACATAAAACTCCCAGCGGCTTTCGTATTTGTCATAATCAGGGTGCGTTGTATCTGCGTTCAATCTCATCAAGTCCACCTTGTCGGTTGAGGTGTAGCGTATTCCGTGCGAACAGGAAACAAGTATTCAACCAAGTAGCCAAGAGCGTCATTCATATGATCAAACCCATCTTCTTTGTTCGGAATGCTTGTTCCCTCTTTGTATGTCTGTCGCTCCAAACTCTTAATAGTGTGCTTGCATTTTGGGCTTACAAACAAATGCCGTCCACCATCACTCGACAGTAAACGACTATTCACAGCGTTGATACGATCCCTGACCAATGCATGTGATTTCTTCGCCTTAACGCTTAATCCTGCGTTTTGTAAGATCGACAAATCTGTTCGACCACCAGCAGATGTTTTCCGCTGTCTTGATGCTGGGTCTGGATAGACAATTATATTGCGTCTAGGGTAGCGGCTTATTATCTCCGCAACCATTTCATCAGTGTTAGACCCGTACATGACTATCTCGTCAACGGCAATCAGCGTCCCGCCTTTACGAATACAGATAACAGCAGACATGGGGTCTAAGTTAAAGTCCATCCCAATGTGGAGTGTACCACTATCGTACTCAATCGCCAATACAGAGTCCTCGCGGCTAAATCCGTAATAGATCAGGCCAGCATAGGTCACGAAGGCTGCTTCATATTCCTGCTTAAATGTTCTTTCGTCTAGGTCTTGACGAGCGGCTTCGATCTCTGCCTGCGGTACGTTGCCACCCTCAAGCGTTGTATATTGAAATGACTCCCAGTCATCAGAGTTATACCCCTGCGCCCATAGATCATAGAAGTGGTTTCTACCTTTAGGCGTACCGATAAACATAGCCCCCCCTTGTCGATCAGATAAGCTAGGGCGAATAACCTCATACCAAGCCTCTGGGCGCATATCTGCAAACTCGTCAAGGACAACAAAGTCCAAAGCTCGTCCGCGCAGGTTGTTTGGCTTTTCGGCTCCTTTGAGGCTGATAACAGAGCCATTGATTAACCTAAGCGTTAGGGAACTTTCGTTAGTCTTGGATATATACTCATGCGGAATAGAATGGATAAGCATTTGCCACGCAATCTCTTTGGCAGAACCGTAGGTGGGCGCTACATACCATACATTCTTATTCTTGCCTGATACTGCTGCTTTTAGCAGCGCACCTGTAGATAGAAAAGTTTTGCCAAAGCGCCTTCCTGCTACAACAGAAACAAATCGTGCCTCAGATACGAATATTTCAGTCTGAGGTTTGGTTAATTGCATTGCTGTCTAAAATAATATTGATAGGTGGAATGTCTTGCACTTCAGCCTCTTGCTCTTTCCAGCCAGCCTGCGTTTTAAGGTAAAAGATATTTGCCGCAACATTGCCCTTTTTTGCTAATTGTATAAGGTTAGACCCCATGCTAGCACATTGTTTTACCCTACCTTTTTTATAAGCGTCAGAAACTTCTGGCTGTCGTTCTTCAATAGCTCTTAATGTGGTTTCCGATATGCTAAAGTAATCAGCGATTTGGCCTTTAGTCAGTACAGCCGCTAATGCCTCTAATTGAGTTATTTGCTCAGTGGTAAACTCAATAATCGGTCTACCGCCACCATCTCCTTGATTACCTTTCTTCATTAGCTAACTCATTATATTTATTGCCTGTTGATTCCATAACGGCTTCCTGACCAGTAAAGTCCTGCCATCGTTTAATAATGACATCGCAGAATTTGGGATCTAGCTCCATCATGCGGCAATAGCGGTTTGTTTTTTCGCAAGCAATTAGCGTAGAACCTGAACCGCCAAATAAATCTAAAATCTCATCCCCATGCTTAGATGAGTTTCTAATCGCCCTTTCTGGAAGCTCAACAGGCTTTTGTGTTGGATGAAAGCTGTTTTTATTTTCTTTCTTTTGCTCCCACACTGTCTTCTCTGTCGTTGCGCCATACCATGCAGGTGAGCAATTTTCTTTGTGCAAATACATACAGGGTTCGCAATTAGGGATATATTGAGACATAAAAGCCCCTAACCCAGACTTTACTTTATACCACTGTATCACTGCTCTTAGTTTAAACGGCAATTTTGAAAGCGCGGCAAATGTTTCGATTGATTTTCCACTTGCAAACCAAACATAAAAAGCCGCCCCATCTTTGGTATTTGGCAATGCGGCTATTAATGCCTCATAAAAAAGCCCCGTTAAATCTTCACCTTTTAACGTGTCAGCAATAATGCCATCTCTTTTCTTTTTGTTATGCCCCCCTGTGTATGCAACACCATAAGGAGGGTCAGTAAAAACCATGTCGGCTTTGTTACCGTCCATTAGCTTCTCTACTGCATCAATACTGGTAGAGTCACCACACATTAATCTGTGATTACCCAATATCCAAACGTCGCCCTCGACAGTTACAGGGTCATCCTCAAGCTCAGGAACCTCATCTTCGTCGGTCAATCCCTCGTCTGGCTCTTCCATCAGCCCTGCAAGCATATCGTCATCAAAGCCAAGCAGGTCAATATCAAAGTCTAACTCGGTTAAACGATCAACCTCTACCTTTAATGCATCTAAATCCCAACCTGCGTTCATGGCTAACTGGTTATCTGCTATAACATACGCCTTACGCTGTGCCTCTGTAAGCCCTTCTATTGTGATGGTTGGAACTTCATCCAATCCTAGCAGTTGAGCCGCCATTAGACGACCATGGCCGGCTATGATACCGCTATCTTCATCTATCAAGATAGGGTTAGTAAAACCAAACTCCTTAATGCTTGATGCTACCTGCTGAATCTGTTGTTCGCTGTGCGTTCGAGAGTTGTTGATATACGGTATTAAATTTCTTGATTTCCTATAGGTTATTTCAAGCATTAGACCTCAGTACCGAATAATTCATCGGCAGTTAGTAACGGTTTTTCTAGTTCAAAATGTTTAACTTCAGTTATTTCTTCAATTTGCTCTGTGACAGACGCGCACCAATCAGAAAGGGCTTCGCGCACTTGATTTCGCTGAACATCAGTTTCCATCAATGAATCAATAATAGCGTCAAACTGGGAGAGGTAATTTTTTAGCTCAAAAAATAGACATTCATCTATATGCGAAGTTATTTGCAAAGAGTTCATACCGCACCGCAAAGTGTAATTAGTTACGGCATTGTAGCGGGTTTTAAACGTAAGTGTAAACTATTTAAGGTCTTGCACCGCCACAGCCAGCAGCGAAGTCACTACAAAAATAATCATATAAATAATCACGGTTGCCTCTTTGTTAGTAAATAAAGGCGCATTGTAAAGACTATTATTTATGATTTGAAATGATTGGTTATTATTAGATAGATACCATTTATGGTATGTATAAATATAAATTAAGTGTGTATTGTAATAGGTAGCCCGTATCGGCTCCCCAGTGGGCTAGTCTGGGTCAAAAGGTCTAAGGGGAAACCTTGGCCTGAATGATCCGTTTCTGCCACCAGTGGATCAGGCTGGCAGGAGACGCATTATGAGCGCTGGCAACAATATTATAACCCCATACGAAATAAAATCTTGCAACCTTTTTATTTCTTACCCTTTTTTTTAACTTCTAAAAATCGTCTATTTGCGTCTTCAATTCTAAGCCACGCTCCCCTAAAAAGAACAGCGGCAAACAAACCCAATATGGCAGAGAATATTATTTCCATTACTGCCCCGCTTCATAGCCAGCAAAAGTTTCTTCATGAGCGTTGTTAACTTTATCAAACGAATCTTGTACCATTTCTCTCAAGTGGCCCTCAAGATATAAATAGATATCATCTCTAATCATATTAGATAACAATGAGTCATCAGAGAAATCATAAATTCGTTGGATAAATTCACGCTGATTGATAATAATCGGCGGCAATATATCATCCCACCAACTTTCTGCGTTCATCAGAAATTTAAAGCAAATTATATCTTTAAAGCAATCGTTACATTCGAGTATGTCTCCAGTCCAGCCACTTGTTACATTTTCATAACTTGCAACCATTTCATCAAGTTGATCTTGAAACTTTGAAATGCTCATTAACACACCCCCAAATTAATGCAATCGTTATAGCTCATAGTTGATACAATGATGTACAAAATAAATAATATAATGCCTAACGCAGCAGACCGACGGCTGTCTGCACGTTTTTTGCACAACATCTTGCTTTTAACTTGGTCGATTTTGTACGGATGGTTAATCATGCTATTGCCTCTTAGGCTTTCGCTAGTGTGAATCATAAATAACCCCTTTTGATGTGCTTTCATCAATAAACTTTAGACAATAATTTAACGCATCGGCAGCGGTGTTTTTATATTCACCATGTCGGCATACGTTGCCAAATTCATCTAAGACGATCGGTAAATAGCCGTAGCCATCGACAATTTTTATTACTATTTCCATGATTAGCCCCTTGTTTTTTGATTGAGATATAACAATAAACGATCTACTCACTAAAGTAAACTTTTATGTATACAATAATCATGGTTTTTATATAATATAATAGAATAAAAACAAAATGCTTATAACTTTTTATACACATAGCAAAAATATGCACATATAAACGCAAAATACATACACTTTACTGCGCTAGATCTCACCTATTCGCCATTCTTGATTTTTTATCTGTTTTTTTAGGTCTCTAGCAAACTGGATCACTTCCTCTCGCTTAAACTTGGGCGACGGCCTCCAAGCTAGTTTTTGCATAGCTCTTATTCTCCTTACTCCATACATATCCTCCATGTATATCCTATATGCTTCTTGTATTTTGGTGGTTCGCATACCATACAAGTTGCAATTAGCACATTGTGGGTTCAGATTCTCTTCGAAAAGTTTAAACACTAAATGCTTTCGGGAGTAAAAATGACCGCCTTGCATTTTCTTATAATGATCTATTTTGCCGCAGGTAACGCACTGGCAGTATCCGTTTTCATCGCTTGCTTTTAGTCTTACCAATCGTTGCAATAGCTTTGCCGCCTTCTCTACCTCTTGCGCTACAGTTGTCTTTTTACGAGCCGCCATTATCTAACTCTTCTTGTATCAAAAAATCACAGTAGTGTTTTATTTTACGCAGATCTTCAACGCCACCTTTATCACGCCACCTAGTTATATACTTAACAATCGAACCTTCACAAAATCCAAGTTTATTAGCCATAATGTATTCGATCGGTTGATGCTTTTTACTTGAATAATGATCGCCGCCTATTTGAGTATTTATTGCTTTCATTCACTGTCTCCTTTAACAATTATTTCGCATAAATTTTCCAAATCGCAAACAGGGCAAATACCATACGCGCAATTATCATCGCCCAACCAGTATTCAAGAGTGTGGCCGCAATTACAAAACAGCTTTTTAATAGTGCTTAACCGAGTTGGCAGTTCGATAACATTGCTCACTTGCTCACCTTAATTTTTACTCGCGAATCTTCCCCGCTGTCTTTGTGATAAACGACAGCAGTCATCGATCTCTCGGCACCATATCCTGAGTCACTGTGCCATTGATCTGTTGAGGTAAGTGACCCCCAGCTACTAAAAAGCATAGAGCCATATTCTCGCTCAACATGATGATGAATATGACCCATGTGACAATATCTATTTTTACTCTGCGCCCACTCATCATCAAGATTTTTTATTACCGCTTGCAAAATCTGCTCTGGCTTTATTTTATCTCCGTGATGAAAAACAAAAAGGTTATTGTGCCACTGGTAATGAATAAATTTAGAATAATTTGGCAGCACGCTTACACGCTTTTCTTTTTTATAAAGCAAATCAACGCAGCTAGATAAGTGACAAGCCATGTCTGAGTCGTGATTCCCTCTTACATTTATCACTACAACATCTTTATGCGTTTCTAACATTTTATCGATTAATATCTGAAACAAACGACCTGCTAGTTTAAATGTCTTACCAATGCGAGTATCTACATCTACCCTAGTTCCTGCTGTAGTTTCGTTTTTGCTGCTATCTGCGTGAAAAAAATCTCCTACATTCAGCAATACACCAACCTCTGCATCGCCCACACGCTTAGATAATCTTTCGGTTGCATCAATTAATATTTTAGTAGCTATTTTTACATCCCAGTCATCGTCATCCATTTTTGTCTCTGAATCGGCGAGCATTCCAAAGTGATGATCGCCGATTATATAAATAGCTAAATAATCTGAGTTAATTTTCGAAGGAGCCTTAGCTGGTCTTTTTAGCCCGTCAAGCTCATCAGTGAGACCATCAACGACTGCTTGAACTTTTTCTCTTATATCATGCTTTTGCGGTTCTTGTATAACCCATTGCAAAGCAACTGAACCATCATCTTTATACGCCGTTGATATTCTTCTTGCGTCAAAACCTTCGGCCGTCTGGTGAACTAAATCTCGGTGCGGTGATACTCCCTGACTTGCTGCTTTTTTTTCCAATCTATTAATCATTTGATCCACAGTTCGTCTGCTGCACCCAAGAACTTTTGACGCTTTATTGGCTGATCCAGTTTCAATTACTGCATCTAAAACTTTATGATGTCTCGGAG